GTTCGCGCTGAAGGAGACACTCATCGGCCACCGCGACCGTCGCGGCCCGGCGGACAAGGTCGAGACCGCGCTTGCCACCTTCTGGCACTGGTGGGATACCGCGGGGAAGAAAATCAAGGGAACCGGGTGGCGGCCGTCGCCGATGGACTTCGAGCAAACGCTCGAGGTCTACCTCGTCGAGCGCGGCATGCTCTCTATGGCGGACTGGCTCGTCCAGTTGAACAAGGCCTACTCGACGTGAACGACCTGCAGCGCACACCACCGCGCGACAATGGCGCCGAGACGCAGCTAATCGGCTGCTGTCTCATGCAACCGACACTCGTCGAAGAGTGCGGTGACATCGTCGAGTTCGGGCACTTCAGCAACCATCGTCTGGCCATCCTCTGGGATGCGATGCGCGCGCTCTATGCGAAGCACGGCACATTCGACGTCGCCATGATTTACTCGTGGCTGAAGGAGGCCAAGCTGTTTGATCGCGCTGGCGGCCCCGCGACCGTTGGCGCCTGTCTGGACCTCGTCGGCACCACCGTCAATGCGGCGAAGTATGCCCAGCGCATTCGTGACTACGCCCGGCGGCGCAGCATCATCGGCGCCGCTAACGACATCGTGGTCGAGGGCTACGAGGAGACCATCGAGGACGTCGAAGCCTGGGCGGTCAAGTGCGAACAAACGCTGGTGCGTGCGTCCTCGAACTTCAGCAGCGACACCGAGCGGACCGCGTCCGACGCTATGACCGCGCTCCACCGGCATGTCATGACCGACGAGCCAGACGAAGAGACCGGGCCGCCGCTGTTGACGCACTTCCCGACGTTCAACGACGAGTTCTCCATCGGCGGTTGCCCGCGGAAACTCGTGGTGGTCATGGGCCGCCCGGGCATGGGCAAAACCTCCTGGACGATGAACCTGACCAGCCACTGGCTCGAGCACGGCGCCAAGGGCGGTTTCTTCTCGATGGAGATGAAGGAGCGCGAAATCGCCGGGCGGTATGCGGCGATGGTCGGCGGCGTCCCGTATCGCACCATCGTCAACAAGAAGAAGGCGCTCAATCGCCAGCAGCTGGACGCATTTCTGAGCGCCGGCGAGAAAATTCGAACCTGGGAGCTGCTCTACGATTTCGAGACCGCGCTCACCGTCAGCCAAATCATGAGCCGGGCGATGCGGATGAAGCGGCGACTCGGCGGCCTCGACTTCGTGGTTGTCGACCACTTTCACAAAATGAACCACGGGCTGACCGGCCACCGGCGCGACGATTCGCAGATGGCTATCTCGTCGGGTGGCCTGATGGATCTCGCCAACAACCTTGACTGCGTCGTTCTGATGCTGGCCCAGTTGTCGCGCAAGTGCGAGGACCGCGCCGACAAAAAGCCGATAATCAGCGACGCCCGCGAATGCGGGGCCATCGAGCAGGACGCGCAATACGTCGTCAGCCCGTTTTGGCCTTGGTACTACCGCAAATCAGCCGGGGGCCTGTACGGTTCGAAAGTTGAGCGGACCAACGCCGAATTGCTCATCCTGAAGAACAGGGACGGCAGCACCGGCGAGATTCCGCTTCACTTCCACCCAGAATTTGTCCAGTACCGGGAGCGCTAGTGACGATCTACCCTTCGGAGGCGGCGGCGATCGCCCTTGCCATCAGGACGAACCGGCCTCTCCCAGCAGGCCTCGCTCGGAAGGTCGTCGACTTTGCAGCCCAGCTCGGACTCGAGCTCGGTGAGCGTCGCGCTGCGCAGGAATCGATCGTGGCATCAGCGAAGCAAGCCCAGGCGAGCTTCCAGAAGCTGACGCAGGCGGTGAACAGGCTACGCGACGAGAATGCGCTCCTGCGTCGTCAGCGCAACGATGCCATCGAGCAGCTTGAAGAATACCGATACAGAGCGCAACAACATCGGCTTCTCCTTCGCCGATGGGCAATAAATCAGCACGACCTCGAGCAGTCGCAGCAATCTCAAGGGGAGACCGCTGCAACCGTTCGAAAACCAAGGGAAAAGCAATGAGTAGCACCGACTTCAGAGACGACTTCTACGACCGACTCCGCGAGTACATGCAGGCCTACGACGGTATCGGCGGCGGTCTCCAGATGGCAGAACGCATAGCGGACATCGCCGAGGAGGGCTTCAAGGTTCACTGCCAGGTGGCGCAGATGATGGACGGCAAGCGCGTCGAGTACGCGGTGACCGATGCCGATGACCTCGCACTCGCGACAGCGGTGGCCGCCATCGACTCGGCCGGAGTCGCCGGCGCCGCCTACCTGCGCGGATACATGGCGCAGCAGAACACGCTCGGGCGCGTGGTCGACGCCCGGCACGCGGCCTGCGCCTGGCACGCGTTCTACGAGTCGGCGCTGCATCTGGTGCTCCGTCCCGGCGAGGCGTTCCCGGCGGGCATCGGCGATCCCGATGAGCAGCTGCCGGCCGAGGTGACGACATGAACAAGCACAAGATGAAGAGTCTCATCAACGAAGCTCGTCGGAAGACGCCCGATGCGACGTTGCACCTGCTCGAGAAGGGTCTGCGCAAGTCTCGCGGGATCGACAAGGAGTGGGCAGGCGAGCACAAGGGGCGGCAGCGTTGCGTCGCCCTGCTCGACGCCGCGATTGCTCGCGCCGAGATCGGGGCCGAGCGCTATCGGGAGCAACTCAAGGCCAGGGTCATCAAGAAGACCGCCGCCGAGAAGAAGCGTCGCGAGGCCGAGGCGGCGAGGGCCACACGATGAAAATCATTACCTTGTGGCAACCGTGGGCGAGTCTCGTCGCCATCGGCCTGAAGGTTCACGAGACGCGGTCCTGGTCGACGACGTACCGGGGGCCGCTCGCGATTCATGCGGCCAAGCGTCCCGTCGATGGCGTGGGACTGGGTCTTCTCGACTTCCTTGAACTCTGCGCCTACGAGGAGGGGCGGCACATTGAGCTACCGTGCGCGCCGTTCGTCTATGGCTCAATCGTGGCCGTCGTCGACCTCGTCAGCGTTGGGCCATCCTACACGACCGCGCCCACCCACTCGTTGGACCTTGTGTCTGGTGATTGGGGCCATGGTCGGTTCGCATGGGAACTCGAAAACGTCCGCCGCTGCGAGGTCCCATGGAAGGGCGCGCAGGGATTGCGGACGCTCCCGGAGGAGGCCCTCGCCCTCATCGAGGCCACCCAATGACGCTACTCAAACAAGCGACAGCCATCGCCGGGAAGCGTGGTCTGCTCATGCACGCTCTCGGGGTCCATCCGTGCTCGTTCCGGAGTCTCTCGCCGCGTGTCACGCAGATGCTGCGGGCGTTCGTCGCTCGAGCGCCCGCCGACCCGGCCAAGCGGGATCGATACACTCGACGCATCATCCTCGGACAGTTCCTGCACGACGTCCGCAGGGGTAGCGGCAGCCTCCGGGCGCGCGCCTTCTTCCAAGGTCTCATCGAGGCGGCCAACGTGCTGACCATCGGCCGGGTCCAGTGGCGCACCGGCATCGAACCGCCGGCCAGGAATACGAACGGCGGGCGACGCTTGCCCTGGAATGGCGGTGAGCCGCCGACCGCCGAGCAGGAGCTCGCCGCGTGGGCCTGCATCCTCGAGGCGTGCACGCTGCTCCGCGGCGGCAACGAGTTCAGGGCGTCGGACCAGGCCTACGACGGTATCGGCGGCGACGTGCCCATGGACCACGCGCCGGGCTTCAAATACGGCCAGATGAACTGGGACAAACACAGGAGTCGCAAGGTGAAAGGGCCAAAGGCTGCGCACAGTTGGGGGTGGCAAGGTGGGCTATGACTGACACATCCATCTGTCGGCACAAGTTCGTCGACTCGAAGGTCTGCCTCCTGTGTGGCTGGTCGCCGCCCCGGTTCGCAATCGTCACGACCGCCGGGTGGGGCGAGGACGAGGACCCCATCGTCGCCAGGCTGCCCGTCGGGTTCAACGTGCGGGGTCCGTGGTCCGAGAAGGTCGAGGAGCTCCTGCAGCGTCACCGCCTGGACTTCATCGCACCGGTGCCCCAGCGCGGAGAAAACCCAGTTAAAACGGAGAGCGCTGATGCCCAAAAAGTCAGCCGCTAAAAACAACCCGCTGACCTCGGTGCCAGAAGGCTGGTGCATGGGCCGCGGTCGAGTACGCTGCCACCAAGGGCCTCTAGTCAGGGTACTTTAGAAGACCCTGACAGGAGGACTCCATGACTCTACAAGAGTACATGACACGGGCTACCGAGACGGCGTCGTACCCTGACGCCATCAAATACTTGTACGTCGCCGCGGGCCTGGCTGGTGAGGCCGGCGAGGTCGCGAACAAGGCCAAGAAGATCTACCGGGACGACGACGGCATGCTGACCGAGGCACGCCGGCAGCAGATGGCCAAGGAGCTGGGGGACGTCCTCTGGTACTGGGCCATGTGCTGTAAGCAGTACGGGCTGGACCCTTCTGTGGTCGCTGAGGCGAACCTACAGAAGCTCCGAACCCGAAAGGCTGAGGGGAAGATCAGGGGCGACGGGGACGACCGCTGAAACGGACGCCTCCCCGCACCTTCCCGGGCAGCAAAAAGAAGTTGTCCCCTGCGGAGGTCGAGCAGGGTCGGGAGCTAGAAGGTTGACCGCGGACCGTCCGAACATCCATGCTGTTGCGCGTTCATCGAGGGGAACCGATGGCCGGTAGAAAGAGTCACTACAACGACGAGAGACACCGCCTTTTCATCGAGGCGGTGTCTCTCGGAACAACGGTCACCGGCGCCGCTGGGCGCGCTGGCTGGCGTCAGCGGACCGCCTTCAGGTACCTCGCTAGAGGTCGCACCGCCCTCCGCCTGGTCAGCGACGAGGACCAGGTCGACCTTGACGAGGTCATCGAGCAGGTGCCGAAGGACGACCGGCCGTTCGTTCGTCTCCACGTCGAATACGAGACCGCCCTGCAGGCGTCCGAGGCGAGCATCCTGGCCCAGCTGCTCCACGACGGAAAGGGCGACTGGCGGGCGAAGGCCTGGCTGCTCGAGCGTCGGTGGCCTGGTCGCTTCTCGAACCGCCGACGCAGTCCGGAGGAGAAGGTCAAGCTGCTCGCAGAGACGAAGAAGGCCAACGCCGAATCCGCCCTCGCCGAGTGGCGGCTCGAACAGGCCAAGCAGGGCACCGCCGGTGGTGGTCGTCTGCTCATGCCCGAGGACCTGCTTCTGTCGATGCGCATGGTCGACCCCGAACTTGCTGAGCGGTTCGCCTCGTTCCTCGCAGAGAGCTCTCTCTCGTTGGCGCGTCGCACACGTCTCGGTGAGGGTGTGACGCAGGCTGACATCGACGAAGTCAGCCCGACCACGCATTGATGCCCTCGAGGCGAGCGCTCGCGAAGGCTGACCCGGTAGAGGTCGATCCCGACGACGCGGCAGCCTACGTCAAGGAACTCACCGAGAAGTACGGTATACCCGAGCGGAAGTTCCCGCTGGGCTATACGCCACACCGCAAGCAGGGCATCGCCCACCACATCGCCAATCTGCCGGGCGTCGACACCACCGTGCTCAACTGTGGTCGTCGCGGTGGCAAGAGCGAGTGGTCCGCCGCCGAGTTCATCGACAAGATCTGCGACGACTACGAGAACAAGCGTCTCGGGCTCGGTCGCTGGGAACATTGGGGGCCGGCGGAGTGGAAGCCCGAGGGCGCATCGCCGGACCCCTTCCTCCACTACGTGGTCGTTGCTCCGATCTACAAGCTGCTGAAGCCGCTGAAGCGCAAGATGCAGCGGATGTTAGGCATGGCGGTCAGCGGCGGGCTCATCGTCAAGGCGGCCAAGCGGGGCGACTGGTGGCTGCTCGGTGGGCTCCTCGTCGAGTGGAGGTCCGGCGACAACCCCGGCAACCTCGTCGCTGATGCCTACGACGGCGTCCTTCTCGACGAGTTCGCTCGCCTGAAGGCCGACGTCTGGGAGGACCACCTCCAGCCGGCGCTGGCGGACACCAACGCCTGGGCGATCATCACATCGACGCCGCTGTCAAAGGCCTCGGCGTTCTATCGGTTGTGGGCGACGGGATCGCCCGAAGCGAGTCAGGACATCCTCGACAGCACGGGCGAACACGTCGCCGTGTCGCCTCGTGTGCGGTGCGTTCAGTGGACGACGATGGATAACACGTCGAACCCTCGGATCAGGCAATGGGCGCTTGAAGCTAAGGCCCGGATGCCGGCGCCAATGTGGAAGCGGAACTTTCTGGCGTCGTGGGTCGCGTTCAAGGGTCAGATCCTCGTCGAACTCGAACAGAACGTTCATCAGCGCGTCTTCCCGACACACCGAATCCGACGCATCACGGCCGGGATGGATTTCGGATGGACGAATCCGGCGGTCTTCACGGTTTGGGGCGAGGATCACGACGGCGGCGTTCACGAGCTGGAAACCATCAGCGCGCGTCAGTTCGTCATCGACGATGAACAGGGATGGCGGAACCGCCGAGGCCGGCAGGCTGAATGCTGGACAGCCGTTGCTTACAAGGCGCTCGACCGCTGGTCGCGGTTCTGCACTTGGACGGCCGGACAGTGGCAGCAAGTCCCGATCTTCTTCCCGCATGATTCGCCGGGCTCGGTCGCGCAGTTCGAAAAGCGGGGCTTCAGCTGTCAGACGGCATACCTCGACAGGCTCGACGGGCTCGAATTCTTTCAGCGCCGGATTCATCAGGGCCGGGATCAGTTCAGCATCGCGACGCCTTCTTCGTGGCGGTCGTTCGAATCGCTCGTTCGCCCGGAAAACGCGGTCGGTCGTAACGCTGAGCTATGGTGCAAACGAAAGAGCGACGATCACGCATTTGACGCGGGGCGCTACGCCCTGTCAGAACGCATCGAACAGGATGTCGCTATGAATCCTCGTAGCGGTCTGCCAAATTGGTTCGCGAGATGAGCACAGCACAAGTTCAGTGGAAGCCCGACACGAAGGACCCCGGAACGTGTTTCGCCCTCGTCGGCGGGAAGGAAGTCGGTTGGGTGTCGGACGACGACGAAGCCGGCGTTATGTGGTGGGTCCGGGGTCCGCACCGGATACTGACGAGGGCCGACCACGACGAACGTGTGCGCCGGCGCCGCTTCGGTTCGAGTGTCGCGGCCGTGGCCTCGAATCCGGCGCGGAGTAAAACCCGATTCGGGAGCGTGTTCGGCAAGGCGGGACACGCCACCGCAGCAAAACGGGCGGCTGAAGCCGCGCTTTCGAGTCTCTATCGCGAGGCCGCATAAATGGAGCTAGGGAAATGCCGATAAAACACTTCATGCGCCTGAACGAGCTTCGGGGACTGCATCCGCGGACCGCTGAGCTTCTCGAAAAGGACGCGGCTTACGAGGGAACGGCGTACGAACATCTAGCGCCGTGGGAACCGTTCTACGCCCTGATCGACGATTGTATGTGCTACCTACCGCAAGCACAGCGCGCGCCATCGGTTCAGGTCGGCCTCGTGAAGGACAAGGTCGATTCGCTGCTTCAGAAGCTGGCCGGGGAAGACAAGTGGGCGACGATTTCGGTCGTCGAGGAAGCCGAAACGACCAGCGACGACGCGCGCCAGGTCGACGATGACAGCGACGACGCCCTCGCAATCGCGACCGCGGACCTTCTCGCGTTGCGTCCCCGTCAGGCGACCATCCTTCCACTGAAAGACCTCGCACTGAAGGGGTCGGGGATCTTCGGATTCACGGCCGAGCCAAGCGGGCTGAACCCCGCGCTTCTGTACCTTCCAACGCAATGGTGCGACGCGGTCCTGAACTCTCAGGTCGACGGGCTCAAGTCAGAGTCATACGCGACTTGGCTCGTGAACCACGTCGACGGGGCCGACGCGTTCCTCGACGTCGACGGCGAAGGGGACAACCGAAGGGCCTTCCTGAAGCCGGTCGAAGGTGCGGACCCGCTCGACCTCGCGTTCCTTACGATGCAGTGGCGGCGCGACGAAGAAATCCTCGACGGTCAGGGCCACAAACGGACGGTGTCGACGTGGTTCCGGCGCGACTATCTCGCCGACGTGATCATCGATTACGACTCGATCACGGTCGAGGAATCCGCGTCGACGTTGCAGGTATGGAAGGCCGAGCCGCTGAAGCCGCACCGTTGGGGCCTGATTCCGTTCGTGTGGATGGTCCCGGATGGAACCGAGCCGGGGGAACTCGACGGCGAACCCATGATCGGGCGTCAATTCATGTCGATGGCGAAGGCCGCCGACTACACCGCAAGCAAGCGCGACACGGCCTATTCCTACAACGCTTTTCCAAGGCTCGGAATTACAGACGGCAAACTCGAGGGCGAGTTTCAGGCCAATCCGCGCGAAGGGACGAACCGCGATTTCGCGGCCGGCGATCCCGGCGCCTTCCTCCGAATCGAGTCCCGCCGACAGGGGACGAACGCTTCGGTTCAGCTACTCGAAACGACCGGCGCCGCAATCGAGAAGGGAATCGAACACGGGACGCAGCTACGGAAGGAAGCGTCGCAGCTGTCCGGGATTCAGGAAATCGGACGACAGGACGGCGCCGGGGCGATGTCGGGGACGGCTGTTCAGCGCCTTCAGGAACCGACCGTCGCCGTCGTGAAGGCGTACCGGTCGCCGATCGAGGAAGGGTGGAACCTCCTTTGGCGCAAGCTGTCGGAAGTCACCGGGAAGCACAAGGGAACCGCGCTGTCGTGGCTTTGGCCCGCTGTCCTGACGATGACGGCCGAGGACGTTCAGCTATGGGCGCAAGCGTTGCTTGTAGCCCGTGGCGGCCCGTTCATCACGCAAAAGACCGCGACCCTGATGTTCGGGACGGCTATCGGGCTGGAAGACCCCGAAGCGGAATGGGCCGCAATCGAGGAAGAAGGGCCCATGATGGACACGTCCAAGCCGCCGGGACAGAAGCCGCCGCCGGCTGACGACCCGAACGCGGACGACCTGAACGACCCTGACCCTGACGACGAGGACGGCGACGACGATGGCGACGACGGTTCCGCCTGAGATAGCGACGCTACTTCGACGGCAACAAAAGGCGCTAGGCCGCCTCGCCCCGAAGTATCGCGCTCAGCTTCGCAAGATCGGAGGCGACACGGCCGCCGCCCTTCAGCGTGGCCTCGCCGGCATCCGTCCGGGCTCGTTCAGCGAAACACAGGCCGTCCAATCCGTGACCGGGATCTTCGGTGTCATCAATTCGGTCAGCGCGCATTCAGGCGAAGCAATGGGCGATGTTGTGGACGAGCTCGGCCGCGAATCGTCACGCGTGGCCCGCGATTTCCTCGGCCGTCAGCTCGACGTTTGGACGGATGCCGGGGCGCAAGTGCCCGACTTTGAAGCCGCCGGCGACATCCTCGCTGATGGCTTGCTTGAACACTACGAGGTAAGCCGCCAGCGCTGGACCGCTCAAATGCGGGCCGAAATGCGCGCGTCTATGGCCTCGTCGATCCTCGCCGGCGACACGCTGTCGGAAACGTTCACGCGGATGGCCTCCGACGTGAAGATCCCGCAATGGGAAGCCGAGCGCATCGTTCGCACCGAAACGAGCCTCGCCGCGCACCGTCGACAGCTTCAGGACATGATCGAACTCGGCGAGGGCGAGGGCGAGGAATGGCGGAAACAGCTTGTGACGGCGTTCGACCAGCGGACCGGTCAGGATTCGATCCAGATCCACGGACAAGAGCGGAAGCTCGACGAGGCATTCGAACGCACGACCGGTGAGCTTTTCCAGCATCCGCCGGACCGGCCCAACGACCGCGGGACGATGGTTTTCGTCCCGCTTGATTTCGAACCGGAACCCGAACCCGTACCGGAGGCGGAACCGGAAGCGGTCGTCGACCCGCTAGCAGCTGAAGAGGCCCTTTTCGAAACACCGCTCGCAAGGCGGGCCGCCGACGCCCTAGAAAAGTTCGGGAACGGCGGCCGGCTCGGCGCTCGCGATCAGAAGGACGTTCGGAACTTCATTCGCGAGTTCGCCGGCGACAGCCTTCCGCAAGCCGAGGGCGCGTTTATCACGGACCGGGACAAGCTGAAGACGTCAAGCGCCGGCGGTCGCGCCGCTGCTTCAATGTCCCTCACCGGTCAAATGCGCGTTCAGCGTCGTGTCGCCCTTGAAGCTTCGCAGTTCATGAAGGGGACGAGTCGTGTTGCCGAAAACGTTATATCGAGGCATTCGGGCGGCATCCTCGGACAAAAGAGCGGCCTCGAAAGCTTCGAAAGCTTCATTCACGAGGAAGTTCACGATCGCGGTCCGCAGTATCTCTACAAACATCGGTTCGTTGTGAAGATGGAAGAGGTCGTAACCGAGACCATGGCCCGCGACATCATAGCGAAGAAGATCCCGAACCTCGTCGCGCGTTCGTCCCTTCAGTCGGCCTCGGTCAGCGACGCGAAGAAGGTCGACCAATGGCGCAAGGGCGGCGCCTATAAAGAGTTCCGGCGCGAGGTAAGTATCGCGCTCCGCAAGGCTGCGAGGAACACTGACGCCTTCCCGCGGAAGCTGAAGGCCATCGACGCGAAGGTGACAGCCGGGACGGCGACCGAGAAGGAAGAAACGGCGCTCTTTACGTGGTTCGAGGATCTAAAGGTAAAGGGCGGCATGAAGGCGAAGGCGCAAACGGACGACATTACGCAAGGGTGGCATAAGTACTGGGGTTCGATTACGGGCCGAGGTCGGCGCCGGCGTGCTAGTATAGCCGCTCCGACGCAACCTCCGACGCCGACGAACGTCAGCGAAAGGAACGGCCGCGAGTTTATCGACCGGTTTGTGAAGGGCCTCCCCCGTAAGATGCGGGCCGAGGCGAAAAACCTACTTCTGACGAGGCTCTAAAGTGACAGAGAAGGAAGCGCTAGACCTCGCCGCGGACGTCGACGAACTCGATCACATTGTTGACCTGGCGGAGCGTGCCGAGGCTGACGGCGTACTGACCGCGGACGTCGCGCAGATTCTCTATATCAAGGCCGACAACGAACACGGGGACGAAGGGGTCGCCCGTCTCGACAAAGCCCTCGGCGCCGTCGACGACTGAGAGTGTGCTACCCTTCCGGCGATTGCACGGAAGCCCGGCCCAACGCCTTATTGTCTCCTTTCGGACGGGTCGCGAAGGGTCGGGCTTAGCTTCAGACGTCGGTCAGGCGAGTATCTTGTAAAGGATGCTGCGACCCTTCATCACGACGACCTCGCCGCCGTCGTCGATGGCTTCCTGAAGGCGTAACCCTCTCATCATCATGTCCTTCAGCATGATCGACATCGGCTTCCCGTGGCGCTTGGCGAGGCGCAGAAGCAACGCGTGTTCCGTCGCCTCGATCAGCTTCACTTCCTTCCTCACGGTCGGGGGAAGGCCGGCGCCGGCTCGCGGTTCGGATATTTCCGTGATGAGCGGTTCAGGGCCTTGCGTGACAGCTGCAAGGCTACGGGTCCGGGCTAAGCGAATCTCGCCGGGTTGCTGGTCGGTCTCTTCATGGTCGGTCATGGGTTCCCCTTGAATCAGGCGGCGATCCTACCCCGGAACCGATCCCGGATGCGATCGCGGGATCGATCGGCTGACCTGTCGGCGAACCAACGGGCCGAAAAACTAAGCGTTTCCGCACACTTGACACGCCGTGTTTCAGGGCCTCACGATTCGGCCCGAACAGAGATCAAGCGCACAAGGGGTTGTGATGCCGCTAGACAACGAAACACTATCAGGTCTGAAGGAAGCCCTCGGCGATGCCGGGGCCGAGCTATACGCGAAGGTGTCGGGGGCCGTGGCGTCCGACGTCGCCGAGTTCGACAAGCTTCGTTCCGGTCATCAGTCGGCAGCTTCCAAGCAAACCGAACTGAAGGGTCAGCTGAAGGCCGCCGTCACCGAACGCGACAAGTGGAAGGCCGATTTCGAAACGGCGAGTTCCGACGACGCGCTTCTGAAGATGACCGAGGCCCGCGACAAGCAAACGAAAGAGGCCGGCGATTGGAAGTCGCAGTTCGAGGGCCTCACGAAGAACGTCCGCGACGGCAAGATCGCGAGCAAGCTAGCGACCGCCCTCTTCACGGATGCAGACGGAAACCCGATCGCGGTCAAGCCGGCGAAACGCGAAGCAGCGCTCGAACTCCTGACCGGTCGCGGTCTGCCCGAAGGCGTCGACCTCGACGACAAAGGCGGCCTGATCGGCCACGTCGCCCCGTTGGAAGCGTTCCGTCAGAAATACGGCTTCATGCTGTCCGTGTCCGCTGATGACGACGACGCGGACGACGGCGACGACGGCCGCCAGGTCGACGATGCAAATACGGGCAAGCGCCCCGGCGCCGGCGTCAAACCGAAGGCCCGCGGGAAGCAGACCAAAAAGGACGCCGCGCAAATCCTGCGCGAGGAAGGCGCAAAAATGGCCGGGGACTACCTCGACCATAGCGCCGACCCATTTCGACGCAAAGTCGCCGCGAGCAAGTAACAGCAACCCAAAGGGAGCCCGACAATCATGGCCGCACCGATCTACGAGGATTACGACATTCAGGCCAAGCGCACTTGGCGTGAGAACCACATTCACGAGGAAAACACTGACGCGAACATCCTCGCCGCGCAAAACGCCGCGTCGACGTATTACGGCGAAGTCCTCGCCGGAACCGTCGTCGCCCTCGACGGAAACGGCGACCTTCGTCCGTCCGCGATCGCGCAGTTCGACGGGACTGTCGGACCCGTGAACGACTTCGTCCTTCTCGACGATCGGAACCTGTTCGTCGGCGACGTCGTCGACCTTCTTCAGGCTGACGGGACGACCATCGTCGCCGGTCGCACCATCGACGCGATCGATCGTGCGACAAAGACGATCACCATCAGCGGCGCCGCCGCCTCGGTCACGGACGGCGATTACGTCCTCGTTCCGGGCGAGTGGGAACCGGTCGGCGTCCTGAACGACCAGCCGGAAACACGCCGTCTCGTGAACGGCGCGATCATCCCGCGCCGCCACTATGCGACCTTCTCGCTGGAAGGGAACGCGAAGGAATCGCAGCTGATCGGCCTAACGGCCCTGACGAAGCAAATCCTCGCCGGTGGCCTCATCACGGACATTCCGACCGGCTTCGTCGCCGCCGGCGTCCTTCAGCCCAAATTGGCTGGCTTCCTGTTCTGGTAGGCCGACCGGTCAGCCAAACCACAACCCCCGGCGGCGTCCTGCCCCCGACCTGAAGGAGAAACACAATGTCCGATCATGGCTTGCCACACTTCGAAGCTTCCACGCTGGAAGGCGCCGCCGACACGCTTCACAGTCGCCTCGACCTTCACCCGACTGATGCGTTCTTCCCGACCGTCGTTCACGAGGGAAGTTATGTCGAGCTGGACGTGAAAAAGTGGAAGACGTACGCCGCCGACCCCGTCGACTTCGGTCAGGCGTCGCCGTACGCCGACCCGCACGACTTCCGCACCGTCAGGGCGACCCCGATTCAGCTTCGCAACGCGCGGCCGATGTCGAACAAAGAAATCAGCTTTTTCCGTAAGTACGGGATGATCCGTCAGACCGGCGGCGTGACCCGAACTCAGGAGTCCCGCCGGGGCGAACTGATGGCGGAAATCGCACGCGAGACGATGCTTCCCGTCGAAGAACGGAAACACATCATGCAATGTGAGGCGCTTCGGGGAAGCGTCGACCTGAACATCGGCGGTCAGGTCGTGAACACGCCTTACGGGCTGAACGCGCTGACCGTGCCCGGCGTACCGTGGGCGACGACCGGAACGAGCGACCCCGTCGTCGACATCTACGCGATGAAAGACGAGTTCCTCGATCACGCCGAGGTCGAGGCGGATACGGTCTTCTTCGATCGCCGCATCTTCGCTCAGTATTTCGCGCCGTCCGCGGCGTGGAATGAGACCATGAAGCGCAACCCGGACATGACGAAGGCGTTCACCGGCTTCCTCGGCGCTGACGGTGACATTCGGAACTTCGCCGTTCCCCGTCAGCCGTTCGTGATGTTCGATATGCTGTGGGTCCCGGTCAGCGGTTCCTACGTGAACAAGGCCGGCGCCTCGGTTCGCCGGTGGCCGCTGAATCAGCTGACGGTCGCCGCGCTGAGCGCTGGCGACGGTCAGCGCATCCTTCAGTGGGCCGCGACGATGGACGAATACAACCCGACCGGTCAGCCGGCCATGCGGGTTCTGTCGAAGGACGACCCGATCAGCCATCGGACCGAGTACAGCCTGAACGGAGTCCCTCTCATTCGCGTGAAAGAACGCGTTCAGACGTGGCAAGTATCCGTCTGAAAACCGGGCGGGTCGTCCACCTGGCGCGGCCCGCTCGCCTTCTTCTTCCGCTTCGCAAGGGGTTGTGTTCGTGGCAAAAAAACCGACAAAGGCCGAACTCGAGACGGATCTGAAAAAGGCCCTGAACGAGCTGAAAGCTTCACAGGCGCAAGTCGAGAAGCTGACGGTTCGAGTCGCCGAGTTGGGGGCTGGGGTCCCCTTGCCGGATTCCGGCTCGGCGGCGACCCCTTCACCCGGCGACCTGACGTGCTTCGTTCGCGTCACGGCTCGCTTCATCTTCGAAAAGCGGACCTTCCGCCCCGGAATGGCTGTCCTGTCGCCCTCGTCGGCGTTGCTTCAGGTCGGGGAAGGTTGCTGGAAATGGTGCGACGAACGCACGTTCCGCACCGCTGACCGTCGCCTTCACCGCACAAAGCAAGGTTGGATGTCATGGCAGGACCGCTCCGAAGCCTAGCCGTCATCGACGCCGAAATCGCCGCCCTGAAGGCGAAGAAGGCGAAGCTGGCCGCAATGCCTGACGCGATGAAGATCGGGCCGAACAGCTTCTCGGGAGTCGGGAACGCGTACGAGCGGACGAAGAACGAGCTGGAAGAACTTTGCAGTGAACGCGATTCACTGATCAATAATGGAGGATGCCGGCGACCGAGCCGGGGACAAGTCTGATGAGCGTTTCCGCCCTCGACCTTGGATGTATCTTCGCTGATGGTTTCGACTATCTCGCGACGGACGATCCGTTGTTCCTGACCCCGGCGGCCGGGGGCGATCCGGTGAAGTTCCTTCACGGCCGCCGTCAGGCCGATTTCGAGGCCATCGAACAGGACCCGACCGTCGCGGTCGAGTTCGTCGCGTGGACAATGGAACCGCTCTGTATCGGCGGGGTCTATGCGTACAACGGTGAATCTTGGACCGTTGGAAGCGACGACCATCACAAGGCCGGCGGCCCGGTGGCGCCCACGAACCCGAACACGCCGTTCAGCTATACGCTGTTCCGACACACACGATGACGCGAAGCACCTTCACGCCGGCGACGTTTGCGACCATCGGGATTCCCTCGGTCGTCAAGTCGAATCAGGTCGCCATCCGGCGCGGTCTGTTCAAGGCCGCGCAGGCCGGGAAGGCCCTCGTCATCGCGGAGATTGATAGCGCCAAGCCTCGCCCGGCCGTCGATACCGGACAGCTGCGTCGAAGCTATCGCGTGCTGAAGCACGTCGACGGATGGATCCTTCGCAGCACGGCGAAACACGCGCCGTTCATCGAACACGGGACGAAGCCGCACACGGCACCCTTCGCCCCGTTGCTCGCATGGGCGACCCGCAAGTCGCGCAAGTCCGGGGCGTCGTTCGGAGCCCGCCAGCGTGGCCCGTCAGGGCGTTTCAAAAAGGGCGGAAGGGCAAAGGCTGTCCAAGCCCTCGCGAACCGCGCTTGGCAGGCTATCCGCATTCGTGGGACCGCGGGCCGAGGGTTCCACGCCAAAGCCTCGCAAGGGTTCGCCGCGCTGGCGTCTAAGTTCGTGGATCAGGAACTACGCCGGGCGGGTCTGAAGTGATCGCCGTCGAGGAAACAACCCGACAGCTTGTCGACGCGTGGCTCGCTGGCTTCACGTGGACAACGGCGCCGAACGTCAGCGCCAGGGCCCATACAGCGGCCGGCGCGACGTCCCCGGCGACCGAGGAAGACGACTGCGCCCCGGACCTTCCGACGCTGGCGTTCGAGCTGAACGCGCCCGCCGACGAAATCCTTCTGAACCATTCGATCGCGCGGGAAGACTCGCCGACCGATCAGATCGTGTACGAGCACGGCCGGGCCGAGTCGGCCGGACAGTTCGTGTTCAAGTGTCGAAGCGAGGCCGAGGCGAACGAGTTCAAGCGCGAGTTCAGGTCGAACGCGTGGCTATCGATGCAGGCGGACGGTGAAACGAAGATGCCGGTCGTGAAGCGCCTCGACGGGACCTTCCTCGACGCTGTCCTCGGCGTTCCCGACCATATCCGCGTCATGCTGTCGCCGACCGGCTTCATCAGTCATCCGACGAGTAACAACACCGCGGTCGATGACACGTGGATCCTTCGTCACGCGGCCCTCGTCTCTTATCCGTTGCTCGAAATCGAGCCGCCGCCGGGGTCCGGCCGGATGTGTGTCGTCATCAATCATCAGAGGTGTGAATAATGCCGATCGTAGAATTCTTCACGTCGTTCCCCGGGAACGAGCGTCTCGCCTCGAACACGAAAGTGAACATCATCGAGGAGCTGGCCCAAGCCGTTCAGCTGACAGCCGGTCGCGGTTCCGTCGGCATCTTCGGTGCCGTTCCCAACGACCGCGGAGCGCCGAACATCCCGGTCCGCATCGTCCCCGAGGACATAAAGTCTCTCTACGGCGGCTTCCGCTCGTGGATGGGCGATGGCGTCGACTTCGGTGACCAGGACAACTACAACGACCGCGGGTCACTCTCGGGCTACCACGGCAACCTCCCGGCGCAGGTCGAGGCGCTCGACGCTCCTCTGCTCGTCCTGACCGTTCCGGACCTGTCGCTATACGACGTCACCATCGACTCGCTCGCTCCGCTGCCGACTGCGCTTCTCGTCGAAGTCGACCGCTCCGGCGGCGGTGGCGCGGGCGTGTTCGGGAGCTATACGCTTCCGGCTGGATCGCGCATCGAGGACGGTGCGGGCACCCCCTACATCGTCGCCACCCTTGAGGAGGTGACGTGGATCGGCACCGACTTCTCTGCGAAGACGGTCCGCGTCCGTCAGGTTAGTGACACCACCGTCGCACCGGTGGCGATCAACACCGTGACCACGTTCATCGACGTGCCGGAAGACCCGGAGGTGGTGGTGACGACGTCGGTCATCACACCGCCGTTCCTGATGAACATCGCCGAGATTCTCAAGCGCTACACACTCGCGATGGATCAGTCGATCACCTACGCGACCGGTCAGATCGCCGAGCTGGTCTGCTGTGACCGGACCGACCTTCTCATCGTCGACGACCTCTTCCGTCACGCCGAGGACGCGAGCGCCGAGGGCTACTTCCGGCTAGCATGCGGCTCCCCGCCGCAAGGGACGTCAGCGTCGGTCGCGCAGGGCAGCGCAACGGACGGAGTCGGTCGGACCACGCTGAAGGCGACATACGGCGCCTACAACCACCCGGGCTGGACCCGCCAGTTCCCGGACGACTCGGCAAACCTCATCGCCGAGCAGAGCTTCCAGCACGACATCCCGTCGGCGGTATCGTTCTGCTTCAACGCGGCGCAGTTCCGGCCGGAACAGAACCCGGCGAACTTCACCGCGAACCTGACGAACTACCGCATCACCGGGGTCGAGGCGCTGACGCCGGCGCCGGACCGGAAGGCCCACGAGGACGCGGGCATCATCCAGCCGGTCATCGAGTTCTCCAACCCCGGTGGGTTGAGCGCTCGACTGCAGCCGACGTTCAACGCGGCGCCGCTGGCCGACGCTGTCACGAAGTTCTACACCCGCCGGTTCGCGTTCTTCCTGTACAAGAACCTTCTCGCGGTCTCGCTGCCCTACCACAAGGCGGTGGCGAGCGTGTCGAATCAGGAGGGCCTGACCGACGCCATCGACGAGTACCTCGAGCAGCTGCTCGAGAACGAACGGATCGGCGGGTTCAACCCGACGACCGGGTCATATGACCCGAACACGAAGCAATTCACCGTCAATGTGGCCGTGCTCGAGATCGGGAACATCGACGTCCTGACCCTTCGGGTTGTCTACGGTTCCGACCTCGAAGTCAGCCGCAAGGCCGCATAGGAGACCGACACCATGGGCGATTTTAGCCGCGCCAGAGACATCACCATCGTGGTCGCCCGTCAGCAGGGCGCCCCACTGACGTTGCGGATAAACTCCGGGACGCTCGACCACGGCCTGCAGTCGGAAGAGATTCCGCTGGTGGGCGAGGACGTCGCCCGGGTCGAGGGCATCAACGGTCCCGTGAGCATGCAGCTCGACACGAACAGCGCGGACATCTCGCTGTTCGAGCTCATCCTTCAACAGCGCGACTTCAACGCGGGCGTCGCCAACAACGACACCCACCGTATTTCGTGCACGTTCACGATGGCGCTGCCGAACGGCACGCGGATCAAGCTTCGGATGACGAAGTGCACGCTTCACACGGCGACCCATGCGTTCACCGGCTCGACCGAGCGGACCACGTCGCCATTCACCATTGCGGCCTCGCGGATGGTCCGCGTCGCATAGGTTCAAACATTCAGGCTCGACGCAAGGGGTTGTAGATGAGCGAATTTTTCAAGAAAGAGCATAAGCCGGATCTGATTCACGAGTTCGACGTTCCCAAGTCGCTTGGCGGCGGCATCATGGAAATCCGGGAGCTCGGTATGCCCGCGTACGACGCGGTGGTGACCGAATCGGCGAAGGGCATGCCCGACGGCAGCGACGGTGGCGCCAAGCCCACGATGGTCGAGATGTTCGCCCACGTCGGCGTGAACAAGAAACGGCTGATGAGGATTCAGTGCGTCAAGTCGGTGAACGGCCAACAGGCGTGGAGCTACGAGGGCGGCCCCGAGGGGTTCCTAGATAGTCTCGGCATTAAGATGCTGACGCTGGTCGATTCGGCGATCGAGCTCATTCACGAAACGAGCGAAGAGGAAGAACTGGCTTTCACTTCGAGCCACCGGCTGCCGGGGGCGGCGGCTACGAACTCTCAATCCGGGAAAGAATCCGCCGCGTAATCTGCGGAGAGACGCGCGGCAGCCTATGGAAGGACATCACCTACGTAATGCATTTCAGTTCGAACAGCCTGCCGGACATCATGCAAATGACCGTCCGTCAGTTCCGCCTCACCGTAACCGGGATCACCTACTGGCGATTCCGTCTGCCGAGCGGAGGGCTGTAGGGTGCCTGATGTCGTCAACTTCGTTCAGACGTTCTGGACCATCAAGGACGCGCAGGCGCTCATGGCTGCCAAGCGGATGCAGCGTCAGTTCGCCATGGTGTCCGCGATTGCGGACCGCACCACGAGGTCTATCGGACGCGTAGGTCGGATGTTCCTGTCGCCCTTCGGGGCAGCCGTGGGCGCAGCCGGAGCGTTCGGCCTGGTCAAGCACCTGGTAGACGTCGGGAAGGGCGCGGAAGACGCGAAGCTCTCGCTGACCTCGCTGCTTCAGCAGGCATCCGGATCGTCGAAGCTGCCCTTCGCTCAATTCTCGGTCGCCAGCCAGGCGGCGGTCGAACTGCGGAAGGAGTTCCGGCGGCTGGCTGTCGACTCGCCGGCGACGTCTGCGTCCATCCAGGAGGGCTTCGAAGCAACGACATTCTTCCTGTCGAAGGCTGGGTTGTCGCTCGAGAAGCAGGCGGCTTTCGCTCGAGACATCGCCGTCCTCGACAAGCAGCTTGGCGGTCAAGGTGTCGCAGGCAGGGACGTGGCGCAGCTGCTTCGTGGTGACGTCGGCGGCATCAACGCAGGCGTGCTGAAGGCTGTCAGGTTCGACGTCCAGAAGCTTGTGAAGAAGGGCGACCTGCAGGCGGCGGCCGACCTCATTCAGAAGAAGATCGCACCCGACCCGAAGCTGCTCGAGGCCTACGGCAACTCGTTCGGCGGGCTCGTCTCGTCGATGTCGGATCAATTCACGATCCTGAAAGAGGAAGCGTCGAAGCCGCTGATGGAGTTCATCAGCAAGAAGCTGAAGGAATGGCTGAAGTGGTTGAAGGCGAACAAGCGTCAGGCGCGGGCCTTCGCTCGCGAGGTCGGCAAGCGCGTGGTTGCTGCGGTGAAGGCCGTCATCAGTCTCGTGAAGTTCCTCGCCAAGCATTGGGACACCATCGTCTCGACCGTGAAGACACTCGTCACCATCTGGATCGGCGGGAAGCTGCTCTCGGCGCTGTCGTCGGCCATCGGCATGGCGCGCACATTCGCGGCGACCATGGCGGCGGCCAACGCTGCGACGGCTGGCGCTGCAGGTGGCAAGGGCAAGATCGGGAAGCTGGGCAAGCTTGTCGCCGGCGCCACCATCGTCGGTGCTGTCGCCCTCGTCGCGAAGGACGTCGGGCAAGGTGCGGCGGAGGCGCTGAACCAGGACTTCCGCAACGTCAGCAAGTCGGACGCGAAGGCGGCGGCCGGGATCGCCGGTGCTCGAGTCGTCAGCGGACAGGGCGCGGCGGCGATCATTGCTGCCGAGAAGGCTGAACTGAAGGCCGCCCGGAAGGACGCGCTGACGGCGCAGGCGCAGGGCGGCGACAAGAAATCCGCTGACCTGCTGAAGAAGGAGTTCGGGCAGACCATCGACAAGCGCGGTGGCGGCGGTGGCGGCGGTCGCAAGATGCGAGTCCGTGAGCTCATCGTCGACCGAATGAGCGCTCGAGACCGCGACTTTGCGCGCCTGTCGATGCCAGGCCGAGGCGGTCGCATTCAGCGCGAGTCGTTCGCCCGCCGTCCACTCGCTGGCCTTGGCCTCGCTGTAGCCACCGTGGGGCGGTGACCTATGTCGAAGATGGTCATCCGCCAACTCGAACCGCCTCGGCGCGTCCTGACGCTGAAGGACGACTGCGTCCCGCAACGCGGGTTCTCGGTCGGCACCGAGCAGCGTGGCGATGTGGCCTACCAGAAGGGCCGGAACGTCGGTAGAGCTCGACTCGACGGTGCCGAAGAGATGCCGATCGAATACGAGTTCCGACTGCGGAACCGTCAGCTGTCGTCCAGCAACGAGCCGATGAAGCTCGAGGGCGGCGAGGCCGTCCAGACCGCTGCGCGCGGTCTCGCGTTGCTGCGTGAGATGGTCCGCGATGCGGTGACCGTACAGGTCGAGCTCACCGGCGAGGAAGATTACATCGGCTATCTCGTCAGCGCGGAGGGCGCACAGCCACGAGGTAGCGAGCGCGACATCACGCTGAACATCAAGCCGCTGCAGCCGGACCGCTTCCAGGCTGTGCGGAAGGTGCCGCTGGTCGCCGATTCGACGGACACGCTGACGCGCATCCGCAACGCCTGGCTCGGCTTCCTGAACGGCGCCCGGATGCCGTTGAACACCGCCACCGACCGGCTCGACAGTGCCTTCGCCGCCGCCAACGTCATCAACCAAGGAATCAGCGACTCGGTCGCGGTCATCGACGAGTACCGCGACACTGCCCAGGACGGGGCGGGCTTGGCGCAGTCGCTGACCGGCAGCTTCGGGACCATCCGATCGGGCTCGAAGCTGTTTCGCGAGTCGATGGCCGCCGAGCCCGCTGCGTTCGTTCGAACGGATGACCCGCTGCAGGTAATGACCGCGCTCGAGCTCGTGGTCGGCATCGAGCGAACGACGCGCGCCATGCGTCAGATCGCAGCCCTCGAGTCCCGCCGGCTCGACCTGAAGGGGCGGAACGACCTCATCGGTATTCACAACGCGCTCGATGGAGACGACCTGCGGCTGATCTGCTTCAACGCATACGACGGAGACGCCGGTGCCTGGGTCAAGGTCGCACAGTTCAACGGCATCGTCGGGAGCGGACTCGTCCGAGGTCAGCGCGTGCTCCTGCCCCGCCTGGACGCCCGCGGGGTCGAATAATGGGCAAGCTAGACCTCGTTCGTGCGAATACCCGGCTCACCGAGCGGGAGATCGTCGAGACCGCGGCGGTCCGTGTGCGGTCCCGCGTCGACCTCTACGTCAACCTGCCGGACAAGTTCTCCTCGAGGCTGCCGAGCCGCATCCAGTCCGGGCTGACCGAGGCGCTCGACGCGGCCTCGAAGACCCGCGTCTTCCGCGCCCTGGGAATTGAGGTCCCCAAGCCCTCGCCGGTCGCGACGGAGGACACTGCGGGCGAGAGAGCGCTGATTCCCGGCCTCCTCGCCCGGGAGCTCACCTGGACGAGGAACCCACCGTCAATCGCTGACGAGTTCGACATCACGCTCCGCGGCGACTCGCTGCCCGTCGACCTCCAGTTGTTCGAGTCTATTCAGGTGTTCGGTTGGTTGTTCGTCCACAGCAACAACGCGCAAACGCTCGACCAGGCGATGGAGAACCTGAAGCCCGGAGACCCGGGCTCCTTCGCTGGCGTTGTCGATGCGGTCGAGCGCGATGACGCATCAGGCGACATCACGCTGAGTTGTCGGGACTTCACCGCGCTGCTGCTCGCTCGCGAAGCGACCCCCGAGGTGTTCGAAGGGATCGACATCGACCAATCGCTCGAGGGAATCGTGCTGACGCTCATCAACGAGGTGCCGGGCGGTGACAAGTGGATCGTCCAGGCGCGCGGTGCAGTGAACGAGGGCCCCACGATCTCGGCGCGCCTGACGGAAGAGAAGCGCATCCGCAAGAAGAAGGGCCGTTACGAGACGATCCAAGTCTACGACAAGAAGGGCGTGTCGTCGGTCCAGGTAAAGGAGGTCGAGTTCAACGGCGGCACCGAGCAGGACCTCGTCGACAAGGTCATGGGCCGGAAGACTTCGAAGCTCAAGATCACCACCTTCGGCGACAACACCCAGAAGGTGGAGCGGGTACCGCGCAGCACGCTCGAGAGCTACAGCCTGCAGCTTCCGTTGAAGTCCAAGCGCGTCTATCGACCCGGGACCTACCAGACCAAAATCATCAAACCGACCCCCGACCGCGTTTGGGGTTCGAAGAAAATGTCGATATGGGACGCGATTACTCGCGTTTGCCAGCTTGTGGGCGCGGTCCCGGAGGTCGGCGTCAGCACGTCGGGCAACCCGATGGTGGTCATCGTCGACGGTCTCGAGATACAGAGCGGCCAGACGCTGCGACCCTTCCAGCGTGGCGACCGAATGCATCGGGTAATGCAGCACGGGAACGACATCGCCCAGATGGTAGAGCGTCGCGAGTTGATCGGCGGTAACCGGGTCAATTGGGTCGAGGTCTACTCGACCGACCCGGTCACCGGCAAAACGCTGCGAGAGAGGTTCCACGATGACACGCGGGACGCCGACGGCAAGCGCGTCGACAACAACGGGATCACAGTGTTCGCCCATGGCGCGAACTCGTCAGCGGCTCTCCGGGGCATCGCCAAGCGCGTCTGGGCGCAGGTGAACCGAGGCGAGCTCGAGCTGACGTTCTCGTCCTCGTTGCCGTGGACTTCCGGCGGCACCGTGCGCGACGCCGACCTGCTGAGCTGCGCGTCCGGAGCACTCATCGAGATGCAGTTCGCGAGAGCGGACCGCTTCAAGGGGCTCGACCTCGAGGACGCGTTCCAACTGATAGGGGTTCCCAAGTCGGCAGCGCGGAAGCTGGCCGAGGCGTCCGACCGTTTGAAGCCCTCGCTGCTCTTCCAGGTCGCCGAAATCGTCCACCAGATGGGCGAGAACGGAGAATACCGGGCGGACGTCATCGCCCAGACGTTGCTGGACGACATCCGCGTGACTCGTGGCGAGACGCTGGAGGCTATCTGATGGCACAGGTCGCCCGAGTACTTGAGAAGCCCACACACGTCACCGTGGACGATGGGATGACGTATCGCGCAATCGTGGTTCGTCTCGCGAACGGCCACAAGGCGACTGCATACATCCACGATAGCCCCGGCGACTGGCTGACCTACAAGGTCGGAGACCGCGTCCGGCTTAGTCGGAACCTCGCTGGCAACGAGCCCGAGAGCGACGACACTCGAGCCGGTCTCTCGGTGCTCGGCAAGTTCGGTGACGACTTCGAACCGGTCAACGAGGACAACCGAGAGATCCACGGTCCCGAGAAGGGCAACCTCGTCCTGCGCAGCCGCAACGACATCGACATCGACGCGGCCGGGACCGTTCATCTCGGCAAGGGCGGCGGCAGCGGCGACCCCATCGCCATCAACAACGAGTCGCTCGGTGACGCCGAGGCGCTTTACGACTACATGAACCCGACCCCCGGATCCCCGATCGGCGACTTCCTCGTGAAGCTGAACACGCTCCTCAGCGGCGCCCTGACCGACGACATCGTGAAGCTCGTCACCGCACACGAACTCGCCAAACCATCGGCGCAAGGTGCCGAGAACGTCACCGCGAACGCAGCGGAGGCGATCTGATGGCGACCTTCTGGGTAGACAGCCTCAACGGCAACAATGGCGACACCGGCGGCTTCGATGACCCGTGGCATACGATTCCGTTCTCCATCACACAGATGTCAGCAGGCGATTCGCTGCACATCCTCTACGCGGACGGAACGCCCTACGTACATGCAGCCGCCTTGGTAATCTCCACCGGACTATTGTTCCGGGGCGTCGACGAGAACGGGATCGTCTATGCGGGCGACGGTGTATTCGGCGATCCGGTGGGTGGGTTCGATGTGGCCACGCGCCCGATCTTGCAGTGGACCGGAGCCACCACCGGCTTCTCGCATACAACGCTGCTGGCCATGATCCTGTTCGGCCTGCGCATCGAGGCTACCGGTGGCGGGACGCGAGGCTACTCGAGCGACTTCGCTGGCGCCCGGCCATTGTTCGCGGGATGCACCTTCGATGGTTGGGACTTCGGATTGTGGCTCGAACTCGGCGGCATCGTGGCCCCTGATGTTCAGGCCTGCACGTTCGTCGACTGCATAGTGGGTGTCTGGCATCAGAACTCCGCGCAGCTCGAACTGTACGCCTGTGAGTTCATCCGCTGCACCGATTGGGCCGTCGAACGCCAGGCCGACACCCATCCAGTGGCCCTGCACAACTGCACGTTCTATAACTGCATGTCGAACAACGTGGCGCAGGATCATCCGGTCACTGGGATGGCGAACGCGTCAGTAACCGGGCGCAACCTGCTGGCCGTCGACAACTATTGCCGGCACGGGCTCGTGGGTGACACCTTTGAGGCGTCGAACGCCTTCAGTTCTGACGGGAACACGGTCTTTCACACCGTCGAGAACTTCGAAAACGGCCCAGGCTTGACTGACACCGAGCTCGACCCGCTGTTTGAAGACGCGCCGCTTGACGACCTCCACATCAGCGAACCGTCGCTCGTTCGTGGCGGCGAGACGACCGCCGCCGCGATCTTGCTCGACGGACCCGTGATGCCGGACCCGCCGCCGGTCGGCGCCCTCGGCCAAATCACGAAGCTTCTTCGCGCTCTCGTGCGGGGTCAGAACCGGATACTCGTCGAGGCCGATGGCCCGTTCCAACGCCGGCAGCTGCTGCCGGACTCGTGGACGCTGATGGGACCGACCGACAAGCCACGAGTGGCCGGGATCGAGCAGGAGTCGGACACGAAGATCGTCCTCGTCACCGACATGACGCTCCGCGAGGAAGTGGATTACCAACTCGACGGAACAGACTTTGCGTTCGAGGTCCCGTTCCCGAGCCAGACGCTCACCGGAAAGCGGCTGACGGTGTACGAACGACCGAAGGAGAACCTGCTCGACCTCGATTTGAGCGTGTTCAGAGACTTCAAATACACAGCTGACACCGACATTCCGCTCAGCGGCGGGTTCGCCACGATTCGGAAGGTGGTCCTCGACACGTTGTTGACCCCGCTGGGTTCGATCGTCTGGGCGCCGAATCACGGCACGACCTCCAACCACAAGCAGCTTCTACCGCTCGACCTGAAGGACGACGCGCGGAGACGCGAGCGGCAGCTGCAAGCAATCCCCGGCGTTCAAGCCGTCGGAGTTGAGTTGACCAGGTCGGAGAACTATCACCTCATCGCGCAAATACGCGTCAGAACGGACTTCGGGCCGATCAATGAGCGCGTCGACCTGACCGCGAGGGCTATCATCTTATGAGCACATTCATCGACGAATTGTTCGAAGTCGGACTCGCAGAGGTCATCGACCGCGACACCGCCGACGAGATTGACGAGGCGACGTTGCGGCTGCCCGGTACGTCATACGAACTCAGTCTCCGAGCTGGGGCGGCTATGGGCGCCGAGGTCTACTTCCAAGCGGTGGACCGCTTCACCGGCACGTTCATGGACACGTCGAGGCAGGAGGCGCTGTCGCGCTGGATTGCGGACCGCTACGCGCTGCAGCGGTTCGGGGCGACCGCCGGGGTCGTGACGCTGACGTTCACACGAACGATCACCGTGGGCGCCCTCATCATACCCGCCGGGACAATCGTCACCGACCCCGATGGCACCGTTCAATTCCTGACGGACACCGAGCTCGGGCTCGCTATCGGCGTCTCGACGCTGTCGGTCGAGGCGACGTCGTCGGGGTCCGGGCGCACCCAGCGGGCAGCGGCGAACGTCCTGACCACGTTCGCCGGCGCGCTACCTGCGGCAGACCTGACGGTGACGAACCTGCAGAAGGCTGCCGGCGGCAACGACACCGAGACCGACGCCGAGTTCCGCAGCCGGGGCCGCGGCATCTTCGTGAACGCTCGACGGGGGACCCTGTCGGCCATCGAGCAAGGGACGTTCGAGATCCCGCAAGTCCGGAACGCGTCCGTATACGAGTTCAGAGAGCTCGACGGCTGCCAGACCGGGATCGTCGGCGTCGTCATCAGCGACGGCGAGGGCAACTGCAACGACGCGGTCGTCGACCTGGTAGTGCAGGAGCTCGAGAACTGGCGCGGGGCAGGCATCAAGGTGTTCGTCGAAGCTGCAACCGCCATTCTCCGACCGATCTCGGTGCAGCCGTTCTACGCGCCCGGACAGGCGACGCCCGCCGTGAAGCGGTCGATTCAGCAGACCATCGTCGCGCGGGTCAACCTGCTCAAGTCCAACGCGGCGCCGTCCGCCCTGCTGGCGCCGGCGAACACCTGGCTGACCCCAGGCATCGTCGAGCAAGCTACGATGTCGGTCGCTGGCGTCGAGGGCATCATCGCGACTATAGCGCCCGCCGGGATCGAGAAGCCGAACCACGGCGAGCGGTTCTTGACATCCGAAGGACTCGTCACGGTCCTATAAGCAATGCCAATCATCCAAAACATTCACCCGATCCTGACCGCGGACGACTTCTACGATCTGTGGCTGCGTCTCTGCACGCCCTACCGGAAGGCGCAGTTCGACGGCCGTCCGCACGCCGAGATCCCCTTCCGAGCGAGCGCTGCGCAGATGGCGCGGGTCATGCAGCGCGTCCACGAGCTCCACGAGTCGGTGTTCACCTGCAGCGCTACGGGACCGCAGAAGGCTACGGGAACGGTCGAAATCGAGTGGACGTTGGGCACGACCGACATCCAGGGCATCCGCGAGGGTCAGATTCTGTTCGAGACCCCCTGGGGGCCGCGCTACCGCTCGACCGAGGACTTCGAAGTCGGTGCTGGTGCACCTGCGAACACCACCGTGATTATCGGCATCGCAGCCGAGTGGACGGGCTTCCTGTGGAACGTCGCCGAGCGTGACCTCTCGCGGTGGGCGGTGCCGCTCCCCGAGAGCTGCGACGAGTTCGGCGGCATCACCTGGAGCGACGACACCACGGACGCAGGTAAGGTCGAGTTCCTCGACGGCATCGCTGATGGGTCTATCACGCTCGCAGCGCAAGACGACCTGACCGGTGGTGCCATCGGTACCCTCGACCTCATCGCGACCGAGAAGGGCCTACCACGGGCAGAAGACGAGAGTGACGTCCAGCTCCGCCGGCGCGTCAAGCGACTGCCGCTGACGGTGACGCGGACGAACATCATGCTGGCCGTGAACGAGGAGCTCGCCGAGTTCAACGTCGAGGCGACCATGGTCGAGTGGTTCGAGAGCGGCTGGGTCATCGGCGAGGGCGTCATCGGCGACGATCACTTCAGCGGACCGCCGTCCTTCTGCATTGTCGTTCCGAACCTCGAGGCGTTGCTGGTCGACGAAGGGTTCGTAATCAACGACGGCATCATCAGCGAGGACCACATCGGCGATGATACGTCGCTTCTAGATGGTCTTCTGAGTTCACTTCAAGAGATAGTCGACCGGGCAAAGCTCGGCGGCGTTTGCGGCGTCGTCGTAATGGAGGCTTTATAATGGGTTCCGGAGTACAAGCACAGTTTCACACGAACCTTCAGAAGCCGGACGCGGGTCACTTCAACGCCGGCGGTCGCTGGACGGCGAAGTCGCTTCAGGAGTTGTTCGGCGAGTTCTTCTTCGACGACACCGGCGCGGTCGGGGGGCCCGGTCGGATCATCGGCGGACTTCGGTGGACGATCCCGGCACTGACGATCACCGTCGACCTCGCGAAGGGCGCCATCGCCTGGCAACACGTTCCGGCGACGTCGGGACTGACGTCCGTTGTCAACGGGACCGAGACGGTCCCGACGACGCTTCTCGCACTGATCGACACCATCATCGTCGGCATTGCGGACAACGTCAGCGGAAGCGAGCGGATCGACATCATCGTCGCCGATTGGACGCTCATCACGGACCGTCAGCTGTCGATGCCGCAAAAGATCCCGACGGGGCCGATACCACAAGATACGCGGTGGAGCTCTAGCGCTGCAGTCGTCGTGGTTCAGGGAACGCCGGGCGCAGGCGCGCCCGCCATCGCGGTGAATCAGCAGGCGCTGTTTCAGGTCGTCATTCCCGACGGAACAACGTCCGCGAACTTCGACGTGAACGCGCAGGTTCGCGCGTTGTCGACGACCTTTGCTGCCTCGCGCATCGGGCCGGGCGCCACTGGGTATGAGGTTGGTGTATTTCAAGACGCCTCTGAGGTCCCTGTAATCACTGCCAAAGAGGACGCCGGGGGGGTGTTGTCGTTGCGTCATCGTCTGCGCGACCTGTCGGCGCCTGACTTGAGCAACGATAGCTATCCACGGTGGCGCCGGTCCGCGCTGCCGGCAGGCGAGTCGACGGCGGACCTGTTCCCGCTGACGAACCCCGGCGGGCGCGAATGGTCGCGCGCCTTCGGTCTCGGCTCCATGGTCCTCGACGGGAGCGAGACCCCCACCGATACAGAGCGCAACAACATCGGCTTCTCCTTCGCCGATGGGCGATGGGTCGGCACGAACGTCCGGCACCTGACGGGCAACGCTGACACGGGCTATCTGTCGCAGCAGGTGTTCGGTGATGTCCGCGGTGTTCAGGTCATCGACGCGCGTCTTCGCTATAACGTGTCCGTGGCGCTGGGCAGCGGGAACCACACCGCGCAACTGTGGCTGCACGATGACTCTGCGCCCGGCGCGGCTGTGGCGGTGTCGGATGATGTCACGATGCCCAACGGCGCAGGCCAGCAGCTTCTGACGCTGACCAATATCGCGGCGAACCTCGTTCTCGAGACCAACGACTTCCTGTTCCTGGTCATCACAATCAACCATCCTGCGTCGGTAGATGCTGCGTTCTACACCATCGGGAGCCTCGTGCTCGACCTCCGAGAGGCGCGCGTCTAGTGGCTCTGACCTGCACACTCGTTCACACGCTGAGCGTGGACACCTTCAACCTGACGCTGGGGCTTCCAGACCCAGGCGGCGCCGTGTGCAGGATAGTGGCCTGTATCGTTCAGCCCGGAGCCGGTCCGGCGCTGGTAGACCTTCTGCACTTATTGGGTGGGGCGGGTCAACCGCTGATCGCCGGAAACGGCGGCTCGCTTGTGAGGGGATAGCCTATGCCCGGTGAACGACATAGTCAGCAAGACCGAAGCGACGGGGTTCACCCCGCGGTTGCGTTCACGTTCCCGACGGACGTCGACCGTATCGCGAACACCAACCGCGACCCCATACTCGACCCGTCCGGGAACAGTCTACAGCTGCAAGTCGGACAGCTCGTCCGGCAGCTCGACACCGATGACGTCCACGTCGTGCTGACCGCTGGCGGATCTCCGACCTACGCCCTATTGACGGGCGCCAGCGTTGGGCCATGGAACGAAGACGAGTTCACGCCCACCAGTGGCCAGGTGACCTTCATCATCTCGACGGCGCCTGCCGATCTCCAGACTCTAACTTTCGCCGTTAACGGCGTTTTGGCGGACGAGGGGACCGACTACACGGTTTCGGGCACCACGATTACGTGGCTCAACGCACCGTTTGCAATGGACACAACCGATTTGGTGGTTGTCCGCTACCGATAAGAGGGCGAGCCATGCCGAAAGTTAAAGGGAAACAACTCGCAGACGGGACCGTAACGGCGACGCAGGTCGACGAAACGGGGCCGCTCAGCACCATCAACGCCGGCGATGCGGCTGTGACAGGCACGGCGACCGGTCTCGTTCGTCGCGACCACCAGCACGCCGTGGCGACGGGTGGAGCGGCATCGTCGGTCGAGATCGGTGATTCCGCGGCCGAGGGCTCAAGCTCTAATCTTGCTCGAGAAGACCATGTTCACGCCGTCGCGGCGCCGGCGGCTCCGGCCGATGTCACCAGGGCCACCGCCGCCACGGGCTCGGCCACGGCACCCGCGCGGGCCGACCACAAGCACGACGTTTCGACCGCTGCAGCGGTCGAGCTTGCCGAGGCTAACGCCGAGGGCTCGGCCACATCGCTCGCTCGGTCGGACCACACACACGACCACGGGAGCCGGTCGGGTGGAACGCTTCACGCCGCCGCAACGGGTGGGGCGTCTGGGTTCATGACCGCAGCGGACAAGACGAAGCTCGACGCGCTTCAGGATGCGGCCGGGATCGATGCGAAAGAGTCCTGTCTTGTCCGCGCACAAGGCGACCTGACCCTAAGCGGCGAACAGACGATCGACGGCGTCCTGACGTCGACAAGCCGCGTCCTCGCCGACCAGCAAAGCACCGTCGCCGAGGACGGGATCTATATCACCGGCGCCGGCGCATGGTCGCGGTCTGCCGATATGGGAACGGGAACGGAGGCCCGTGGCGTTCGTGTGTGGATTGAGGAAGGGACGACCGATGCCGCCCGTCTGTACGCATGTAGTAACGTCGAGGGTTCCGACATCGTCGGGACGGATGGCCTCACGTTTGGCCTGATCGGGGCCGGGTCGCCCCGCGGGGCTGGGGCCGGCTTAGTGCTGAACGTGAACGACCTCGACGTCGTCGCGAACGGCGACGCGTCCATCGTGGTGAACGCCAACGACATTCAGGTCGGCGTCCTCGCCTCCGATGCGCAGCACGGGACCCGGGGCGGCGGAACGCAGCACGCGAACGCAATCGCCGCCGGCGCCGCTGGATTCATGACCGGGTCCGACAAGACCAAGCTCGACGGCATAACAGCCGGTGCCGAGCCGAACCAAACCCAGAACGAGGAAGAGGTGACGACCGAGGTCATCAGCACCGACACCGCGATCACCGACACTCTGAACAACACACCAAACCCGGTCAACTCTCTGATGCTCTACCTGAACGGCGTCAAACAACAACAGGGCGCCGGGAACGACTACACCCTGTCGGGAACTACAATCACGTGGCTCGCATCGTCCGGCACCGCGGTCGACATGGACGCGACCGACACTCTCGACGCTAGCTACCTGAGTTAGAAGACAATGCCCAAAGTACGATTGAAACAGCTTGCCCAGGATGGGGCGTCCAACGGCCAGGTCGTGGCCTTCAATACGATCGCGGGTGAATGGGAAGCACAGACCGCCGGCGGTGGCGCGGTGTGGACTGTCGCCACCGAGACCACGGCCGCCCGCAGTGCGGCTGACGGCGAGTTCGTTGTGGTAGATGCCTCGACGTGCGTCATCACGCTACCAGCACCTGTGGCTGATGCGAGGGTCGCGGTCAAGATCATCGCGGCCACGGTCACCAGCATCGAGATCCGCACCAGTGGCGCAGGCATCGACATTGACGGCACCGATTACAGCGCGACCGGGCTAAAGCTAAAAAAACAGCACGAACAGATCTCCGTGGTCAGCGACGGCACCGACTGGTGGATCTACTAGCTAGGACAGAGGCAGACAATGGCATACCAACCCGCAGAACCAGCAGCCTTTCAGGCATACGTCACCACCGCGAACTTGGGGGTCGGCGGCCTGTATCAGTCCGGCGTGCTCGACCTGCAGGGCTACACCCAGGTGGATACTCACATCATGAGCGACGTAGATGGGGTGATCACTATTAGGTGGTATTCCGACGCAGCTGGCACAGACCAGGTAAGGCTCCTGACGATTCCCTACGCCGCCGCAGACGGTTTTCTCCTATTCGCCGCCCCGGCATTTACGCCGTTCGTTCAGTATGAGTATGCCAATGGGGCAGTAGGGCAGGGCGACTTTTTCTACGAGACCAAGTTTTTACACACCTCGCAGAACCCCCAGGTCCTTGGCGTCAGCGCTTTTATCGCGGGCGGGATGGTCACGCAGCTGAACCGCTCGATCCTGGTCGGCGCGGACTCGGGGGGCGCGTACAATAACGTGTCTGTCGCGCCGACAACCAACGCCGCCGGCACATTCCAGAACCTGCAGGTCGTCAGCGGCGCTCGCCCTTCGCAGCTACCGGGCAGGACGCCGATCCGTATTGTTACGAATGCGATCACCGTGCCGACGCTGGAGTACACGGTGACCGTAGGAAAAACGCTCTATATCACGGATATAGTGGTCACTATCGAGCAGTCCGCGAACTCTCTCGGGCAGCTCCTGCTCCGAGATGGGATCACTGTGGCGGGGCCGGTCGTGTTGCCGCTGTTCGCTTCTGATCCCGGCGCGGGGGCTTCGTCGGTGACCACTGTGACCCACCAGTTCGCGGAGGCCTTAGCGTTCGCAGATGGCGTCTTCTGGGACGAGAGTGCAGGTACTCTCACAATGTCCGGCGTGATGCTCGGCTATGAGGAGTAAGTAAGCTAATGAAACGCGGCGACAGCGACAACAATGTGCTCGAGCTTCAGAAGGCGCTCGAATCACTCGGCCACGACCTACCACGCTATGGCGCGGACGGGTCAGCGGGGACCGAGACCTTCAAAGCCGTGGAGGAGTTCATGTACTTCCGGGGCGAGCAGGATTTATTCGACGAAGACGGCGACGCCATCGACGGCGAGATCGTGGCGTTCATCCTCAAGGTCGCCTCCGAGATACCGCCGCCGCCACCGATGCCGGCGTGGCCCGGTGCGTGGCTGCACGACCTCCGGAACGAGTACGTCAGCCGGCAGCGCAGGTCGCGCGACTGGGCGGACATTACCGGCATTACGTTTCACCAGACCGCGACCTGCTTCCTGAGTTCGCTCGACCCCACCGAAGCGCAGATCGCCAAGGCCATCGCACGAGTCGCTAAGATTCGCGCACACGCTGTCGTCCTTCGCTGCGGACAGACCGCCCTCAACGCTCCGTTTGACCGCGAGATGGCGCACGGCCACGCGTTCAACAGACGCGATGTAGGCATCGAGATCGACGGATACTTCGCGGGCGTCCATGGCGACCTGCCCACGTTCTGGAAGCCGAAGTCGCGGCCGAACCGTCAGCCGATGGAGTCGAGCCCGAAGCAGGTCGAGGCGGCGAGGGCGCTCTGTCGCTTCATCGTCGAGACGGTCGCCGCCAATGGTGGCGAGGTGAAGTTCGTCCACGCTCACCGGCAGACGCATCGCGGCAAGCCCTCCGACCCCGGCGAGCTCATCTGGCAGGACGTCGCGCTCTACTGCAAGGGCGAGCTGGGGCTGACCGACGAGGGCCCGGACTTCTACGTCCCGCACCACCATAGCCACAAGAAGCGAGGCGGACTGTCAAGCAAGGCCGGACCGGGTCGGCCCATCCCGTCACAGTGGGACCTCGACAAAACCTGGGACTATCGGACACGACCGAAGAAGTAGGGGCCGACGTGTACCACCTCCTAGCAGCCACTGCCACGCAGGCACCGACAGATTGGGTTTCTATCCTTCTTTCTGCCGGTGTCGCTGGCGCCGTCCTCGCGTACCTGTTCGTTAAGTTCATTCCCGACATGAAGGCCGAGCATGCTCTCGAGCGGGCTCAACTGCGGTCAGACAACGAACGGCAGGAGACAAAGCAGCGGTCAGACTTCCTAAACGCGTTCGAGAAGGGCGAAGAGCGTGCGGAACGACGCGAGGCGGCGATGACCGAGCAGCTCCTGGCCGAGCGTGAGTCTCGCGAGAAGTTCGTGGGCGAGGCAACCGCCATGGGCAACCGCCAAGCGACGGCGACGCTGCGCATGAGCGACAGCATGGATCGGTTTAGCGCGAAGCTGGACTCGTTGCCGGAGCGCATACGGCTCTCGACCAGGCGTGGGGGCGCGATTACTGATGAAGACCTGAAGGCCGCTGGGAAGAAGCTGGCCGCAGTGGACGGGGAGGACAGATTATGAATGCACCGATACCACCCGTCGACGTCCCGCTTCCGTGGACGCTCATCGGCGCCATCGTCGTCATCGCCGCAGCGGTGGCGTGGTATTTCGTTGAGGCCATCGAGAAGACCGCCGAGAAGAAGCTGCGCTACGACGTCGAGGGCATGACCGCCAAGGAAGCGAAGCGGCGGCTATGGTGGTCTCCGATGCTTGTCATCGTGCGGATCCTTCTCGGCTTCCTCGTCGGTCTAGCGATGGGCGCCATCGACTGGAGTGTCTGGTATGGCGGCTCCGTCGGTGCCGGCGCCGGTGCTCTGGCTGCAGTCGTCGTCTCATCTACGAAGGGCAGCATCAACACCGCGTTCAAGCGGCTGTTCGGCGGCCAGAAGGACGACAAGGCGTGAGCCTGGCGCTCGGTCTTGGCATCGGCGCGGGCGTCCTCGGCCTGGTGGTGGTGATTCAGACGGTCCGCCTGAAGTCTGCGAAGCGTCAGCTCGACAGCGCCAAGAAGGCGGTCGAGGACGCCAACGCGGCAAAACAGGCGGCAGAGAGGCGCATCGCTGACGAGAAGCGCATCGATTCGAAGTACGAACAGAAGAAGGCGCTCGCGGACGAACGCTTGAAGGCGGCGATCGCTGCCCTCGAGGCGCGTGAGAAAAGCGCAGACGACAAACTGAAGGCGGTGGAAGATGCGCATGGGGATGATGAAGAGACTCTCTCTCTGCTCCGCGATGCTCTGCGTCGTCATGATGACGACGACGACGAGGGCGACGCCCTGCCAGAACGAAGCACCGTCGATACTGCAGCAGGGCCAGGCTAGCCCCTGCGAGGGCGTCCTGATGAGCAAGGCGGACGCGCTGAAGCTCGCAGCCGACCAGGCCAGGGGAGAGAAGGCCGAGATTGCAAATCTGAAGCTCGCGGTGAAGCTGAAGGACGCCAAGGAGCGCATCAAAACCGCGCGCGGACGATGCGCTGAGCGTGTGGACGCATGCGACCAACAGGCAGCAACGCTGTCCTTCAGGCTGTCCGAGGCCGGGCGGGTCGAGCCCGTGGTCGGGTGGTATACGCAGCCGTGGTTCGTCGCGACGGTGACGATCATAGTAACTGCCGCGATTGCCGTTCCGGTGACGTGGCTCGCTGTAACGGAATCCCAAGGAACGCCATGACCTGCGAAGAAGACACCTGCGAAGAGACGACCGGCCTGACCTGGACCGATTCGCCGGGTGGGCCCGCGTACTGCGCGGGACACCTGACCGACGAACTGAAGGCAGGAGCGTGCGGGCCGCGTCCCGATCCCGGTCACGTGGCCGACGAGACCTACCCCGACGCGATGAACCAGCGCATCACGCAACCGTGGGAGGCGTAGCATGTCGAAGTACATCACAGGGGCAGACCAAGGCGGCAAAATCGACGGCATCGGCCTCGAGACGGCGCTGATCGCCAACGACGACACCGAGCAGACGCTCTACAGTTTGACGATCCCGGCGAACACTCTCCGGTTCGGAGACCTCGTCCGCTTGTGGTACCTGGCAGAGGTCACGCAGATCGACGGCGGTGGCGAACTGCGTTTGCGAATCTGGCACCAAGCCGTGGGGTCGGTCGGGTTCATGGGCGGCTTCTATAGCCTGACCTCGGTCGAGCGGGACGGGCTCGAGTTCAGCAACTTCATCGTCGTCGACACCGGGGGCGGGCGTACCGCTGCCCGATGCGTCGGGAGGCAGGCGGGCGTCGACATCGAGATCAACTTGACGGTCGATAACGTCCTGCACTTCACCGGGCAGATGACCGTGGCAGACGTTGGTAACATCTATCGCGGCCTGGCAGCTCACCTGTCGATTCAGTGACCGGAGCGGGTCGAGTCTGCTAGGGTCCGCCGCCTCGAATGGAGGTGACCCCGTGCTATCCCTTATCGTCGTAATCTGGACCATGCTCGATCTGGTGACACCGTCGCCCGAACTGGCGGCGGATAGGCGTCTCGCAGACAGCATCGTCGACGTCGGATGTATCTCGAAACGCACGCCTGACCGGGCGATGGTCCTGTCTCTGCTCAGCATCGAGCGGGCTGCCGGCATCCCAGAGTTCGCGCGCGGTCTCACCGTCGCGGCAGCCTGTCGCGAGTCTGGCATGAAGGCGACCCGAAAGGGCGACTGGCGACTGAAGTCGGACAAGCGTGTCCATTGCAAGGAGGGCGAGGCCGGATGCAAGGCGCGGGCGCTAGGCCTGTTTCAGCATTGGCGATGGGCGCGGAAGGGCATCAAGCGCGTCTGCGGCTGGACGTGGTCTGCCGACATCCGAACCGAGTGGAAGTGTGCTGCTCGCTTCTGGGCGCGTCACGTGGTCGCCCAGGTGCCCAGCGTCAGGAAGCACTGCCGGTACAAGGACGAGCTCGCAGTGTGGAAGGCTGCCCATCGCACCGCAGTAACGATGCCGAAGTGCGTCTCGAGGACGCCCGGTGGGCGCTGTCGGAAGTACCGTCCCCGGTGTCCCGTCATGCGCACCCACCGGTCGTCCCACTGGAAGACCCGGCTGACGTTTCACACGCCGGCCCCGCCCGTGCTAGTCCTCGGCGACTAGCAGCCTCGCCCGACGCAGGCGAAGCCACCGCCACACGCTTCGGGCGCGCTCCTTTGCTCCCGACAGTTCGGGGGACACACCGGGAAGCGCGACCCGCGCACCGACAGAGACGAACCACCCGTTGCCGTCCGGCGACCACCACACAGCGGCGGCTCTGTATTGGCCGACCTCAGCGAACCAATACGGGTCTCCCGGCGCCCCGTGCTTGTGCCACGCGAACACGGGTTCCGGACCCGGGCCGCCGGAACAATAGTCACAGGGGTCGACCGTGTTCCCGTGGTCGGTTTCATAGCTACCCGTGTCGTTGCACGCCGGGCATGGGGTTTTGGTCGTCATAGCGAAAGCGACTCCTGCGCGGTGAACAGCTGCCCGTCGGCGTCGAGCCCGACGGAGGTCCAGCCTGGCCGGTCGACCCGGCCGAAGAACTCGACATACGGACCCGGCGAGACCGTCTCGATGATTTCGTAGGCCCTGGGAGGCTTCCTCGAGTGGATACGCTTCCCGGCCTTCGACGGCACCGGGGCGGTGAACACCGAGGCGACCTTCGTCTCGGGCATGAGTGCTCCGCCACGAGTCCCCAGGAGGAGGGACTCGTGAACGGAACGCGCGTACTGCCCTAGAGACAGACGCGGTTTCCCCTCGGTGTCGGTCTTGTACCAGATGAGCTCCGTCTTGTAGAGGAAACCGAGCCGGCCCATCAGCCAGAGCGCGTCCTTGAGATAGGTTCTGGTCGCCCAGATCCAGCAATGCGCAGACCTCGAGGGCCGCCACATCGGCGACGCCATGATTGCGCGCGGCATCTGGGCGACCGGCATCGTCTCGTAGTGGTTCTGGCAGCCACGACCGCCGCCGCCGTGCTCTTCCCATGCGGGGTCGAGCAGCTGGGTGGTGAACGTGTTCATGATGCCTCCCAGCGGAGTTTTCGCTGCAACGGATGCGCGTCTACCCGGGGCCGGTTCGTTCGAGACCACGAGCCGCCGCCCCCGTCATGCGGTCCTCTCGCTTGACGCCAGGTGTCGTAGGGGTAACTCATGCGCTCGCCTCCTGCCCCATGAGGGTGACACCCAGGCCCGATGCTATCTCTGGGAAGCGGCCTGCGAGGAACCCGATACCGAAGATGCAGCCAAGGCCCTCGGCGTCGCGGCCGCGGATGCTGCATATGGTGGCTTCGGCCCACAGTGTCTTCACGTACTCACGCGCGGCGGGTAGGTCGAGGGATTGCAAGTGGGCTATGGCGGTGGGGTCAGTCATGGGGTAAACCCTGCCAGGAACCGTGAGTACGCCGGGGGTATTGCTTGAGAGAGCTCCGGGCGAGTCATCCAGTCAATTCCCATTGCGCGCTGCTGAACCTCGAGCGCAATACGCCACACCCCCACCTCCACCGTGCTTCGGAGGTTGGTGCGGTTGGTGGCTGGCGGGAAGCGTGGCGTTTGCCAGCCGTGGTCACACGCCGGCGCGAGCGCGTAGAAAGACGTCTCGAACAGGCGGTGGCGCCTCACGTCCAGCCCAAAGCTTGAGCCGCACAGCTGCACAGGGTGGCGAAGCTGGGCGATGGCGCCAGGGACGTTCTCGATGATGTAGGGGGTGCCCGATGCCAGGAGACGCTCGCGTGTCTGGGGGATGAGGTTGGCGCAGGGGCGTACGTGTCCGGGCCGCCGCTTGTAGCTGGTGAAGCCCTGGCAGGGCGGGCTCGCCCAGATGAGGTCAAAGCCATCCAGCGGGTGCTCGAGCGCGTCGGCCTGGTGGAACTCGAAGGGGTAGTTGGGCTGGGGCGCAAGGTCTACACCCACCACCTCAAAGCCCGCGCGGTGCAGGCCCATGCTCGCACCGCCCGCGCCGCAGAATAGGTCAAGCGCCCGCATGCAACACCCCGTTGGCGGCGGCGACTATGGCCGCGAGGCCGGAGCAGTCGCCGGCTATGATGGTGGCCGTTGCTCCATCCCCAAGATCTATCGCTATCACCATGCCAATGGGGCGGCGGTCTTCCTCTGCGGTTTCAATGATGCCTTCGAGCACTGAAATGGTTTCTCTAGGTGTCATGTGGTGCTCGGTGGGCCGCCCCGTGGTGGGCCGCGGGCGATGGTGTGGTGGGCTGGGGGCTCGCATGCGCGCGGATATTTTCCGGGGCAGTAAACCGCGCCGCCCTCCAAGTTTTTACAATGGGGGGGGGTGTCCGCGGCGAAAGGACACGGACCACCGGAACTGCCATCAAGCTCACAGCACCAAGGGCAATCGCCAGAGCCATCGCAGTCCATGGGAGCATCATCCGCCTTGACCCACACCTGCGCTGCGACAAAGGTCTTGGCGTCTCCGATGGTGATCGGAACTAGCGACAGCTTCACCAGTCGACCCCGCCACTCTCCGCCATGGTCGAGGCCCTTATGGGAATCGAGGCCGGCGCGGGCTTCACCGGGCCGTCTCGAGGTCGGAGGTGGGGACCGGATCGTTCACTATCGCCCGCCCGCCGCAAACAGGTCCCTCTGTACGATTCGGGTTTCTTCGAGGTTGCGTTGCGCCTGCTTGAAGTAACTTTCCTTGAGTTCTACGCCCACGAACCGGCGTCCGAATCGTCGCGCGACAACGCCCTCGCTACCAACGCCAGCGAATGGCGACAGCACCACATCCCCGGGGTTGGACCACAGCTTGACGCACCGTTCGATTAGGTCGAGTTGGAGCGGGCACATATGGCGCTCGTCCAATTCGTCGCGCCCCAGTTTTGCGTTGAGGACGTTCGTTTGGTTGATGTCCATCCACACCGGAGACGCCCATTCCTGCCACTGATTTAGGGAGAAGTCGGCGCGAGTTTGGGTCACCGGCTGAATGGATTCCGCCTCTTCTTCCGTTTTGGGCCAGCGCCGAAAGGCTAGGACATACTCGGCTAAGCCCTGACGGCTGAACGTCGAATCGGCGCGGAGTTGCTTGTAAAGCAGGCCGTGCGACTTGGTCCGCTGCATCTCAACCACGGGGCACTTCCACACCGTAGTGCGGCTGTGGTAGGCAAACCCGGCCTCGCGATGCACGCGGATTAGCTCCCCGGGAAAGTCCCGCAGTCCCGACTCGCCATCACGTCCCTTGTAGTTCACCAGATCCTTGCAGTGGACGGCGACGATGCGGCCGGGACGGACTATCCGAAACAACTCGTCCACCAGGTAGCGGTAGTGCCGCAAAAACTCGTCGTCGTCGACGCTGTTACCCATGTCGCGCTCGCTGTCGCTGTAAGTGTAGAGGCTGGAGAACGGCGGGGAGTAAAGCGCGAGGTCGACGCTGTTCGGAGGCATCTGCCGTGAGACCTCGACGCAGTCGCCCTGGTAGAGCGCCCAGTCGTCCCCTGTGGCCGAGCCTGTGCAGGCTATGTGGTTCTGAACCATGACGGAATCCTTGCTTTGTGGTGAGGTTCGTAGCCCATTTTGGGCGATTCCTTGCTGTGAGCTCGTCGCATGGCCGCATGCATTTCGCGCTTCATTTCGACATGCGCGTCGGCCTTCCGGGTCATCACGTGGTAAATGTGGCTTTCGGTGGTCGCCATCGCGATGAACACCTTCACGGGTCGCAGCTGACCGAAGCGCCACACACGTCGGACGGCTTGGTAGAAGCCCTCATAACTGAAGGTGGGACCCATGAACGCCACGCGCGCGCAGTGTTGCCAGTTGAGCCCGAACCCGGCGATTTTTGGCTTGGTCATGAGCCACTGAACTTCGCCCCGGGTGAACCCGAGGAGTCGCTTCTCCTTCGTGGCGATGCTGTCCTTTCCCGCGACCTCGACGACTTCGGGAAGCACCGCAGATAGAGCGTCAGCCTCGTAGTTGGTGTCTACCCAAATGAGCCAGGGCTCGTCAGGCTCCGCGCGTACCTTCTCAGCAATGGCTAGCGCCCGAGCGTCGGCCGTTCTTCGCTTCTCGCGGTGGATGGATGTGGCTGACATCTCCGGCATTCGGAACAACTGTCCGTCCGCGCGGTCTGCCGTCAGGTCTACCGTGACGTTGATTGGACAGGTATCCAGGGGGGGTAGGACGAAGGCGCTCGCCTCATAGCCCAAGTCCGCCGGGCTCTCAGCGGCTCGAGCCCAACTCGAAACCCAATCCCAGAATGCCACCCGCGCGTGGCCCTTGAGGCGGTAGGTGCCGAACAGCGATAGATCGTTGATGAACCAGCGCGCTATCATCTCATGGCTGGTCATGACGCCGAGAAACTCGCAGTGGTTGCCGAGTTCGAGGTGGTCGTTTGGCGCGGGTGTCGCTGTGCAACACAGTCGGAACGGGGTATTTTTGAACGCCGTCAGGAGGTTCCGCTTGGTTTTTCCCATGTAGGACTTGAGGATACTGCTCTCGTCGAGCACGACCCCGCCGAACACTCCCGCGTCGAACTTCTGCAAGCGTTCGTAGTTGGTGACGTAGATGCCGCGGTCACCTATGCCTGTTTGGTCCTTCGCGATACTGACGGGGATGCCGAACCGCCCCCCTTCCGCTTGGGTCTGGTAGCCCACGGCGAGCGGTGCCAACACCAGGACGGGCTTGCCGGTCTTCTCAGCCACGCACCGCGCCCACTCCAACTGCATGAAGGTCTTGCCGAGTCCGCAGTCGTAAAATATGGAGGCGCGACCCTTCCGCAGCGCACACAGCACGGTTTCGCGTTGGAAGTCGAACAGTTGAGCAGACAACTCGGGGGCATCGAACCCTACAGGGAGAACCTCCACCCGCTTGCCTTCAACGAAATTACCGTAGCTTTCTGTCATCATACTAGCTTCCCCTGACGACCGAAGACGTGGCCGTCGATCTCGTTGCCCATGGCGTCCCAACCCTCGCGCGGCTGGCGGGCGAAAAGCTCCAACCGGGGACCGGGTGTCGGTCATAGCGGCGATTCCCAGTCGACCTCGTAGTCCTGGCCATCGTCGAAGTCGTCCTCGTCGGGCCCGGGGTAGTCGTCCTCGCTCTCCTCGTCGAGCTCCTCACCGTCGCGGAGTTCGTCGATAGCCCGCTCGCACTTCACGCAGTACTGACTCGAGAAGTCGCAGGACCGACGGCAGCCCGGTCCCTGGCATGTGTAGGTTCTCTGCATCAGGCAGCTCCGAAGGTGATGCGGTCGTAGGCTCGCTTGGATGTCGCGAGCAGCTGACCGAGCACGAGGATGACCGACTGGTCCTCATCGCTGACGGTGATGCCGTGCGCGGTGGCGAGGCCGCGCAGCTTGTCGCGGTCGAAGCAGAGAATCTCGAGACAGTCGAGCGCAAAGGTCGCCGCCGCCGCCTCGATCATGAGAATCAGCGCCTCGCTCTTATTCAGCAGCGCATCATCGAGGTGCTTCGTGGCGATGGCAGCGAGCTCGAGCAGGGCGATGGACGCGTTCGTCATGACGACCGTCCGGGTGCCGTTGGGGAGGACGGAAATTTTGTCGGCGTCGGCATCTTTCAGCTTCATCGTCACGGTCTGCATTAGTTGGTCCTTTGGGCGATCCCGCCCTTTTTGATGAGCCGCCGAGCATGCGCTCGAGCGGAGCGTCCGTCGCCGGACCATGGCCCGGTGACGTACTGGGAAATGCCGCGGGTGTCCCGGTACCGGATACAGAAGCGTCCGGCGCCGAGTCCCTCGACGGTGAGATTGTGGGTGCTCGAGCGGTAGCCGTAGGGCTTCGGCTCGAGCGTGTCGAAGTCGACGACCGAGTCGTCCTCGAGCGGCAGCGGGCGCACTATGCCCACCACGCCTTGGCGGCCCATGCCTTCCAGGCTGCTTCGTGCGGAGGATCCCAGCGCCCGAAGGCCATCCGGAGGTCGAAGTCGAACGCTTCATTCGCGTCGACCGTCCGGCCCGACCAGACGTACCAGATGAACCCGAGCGCCTGCTTCAGACCGGAGCCGTGCTCCATTGCCGGCGCGGCAAGGTACTCGTAGAACGTGGTCGGGTCCCAGGGCGAGATGCCGGGAACGTATCCCATCTCGACGTTGCTGCGGATGGAGGGAAAGCTGAGGGCGAGCCGCTCGATGCGTTGTTCGTCGGTCATCAGATTAGCCCCAATGTGAGTTCTTCGGTGGTGTAGGTCTTCGGCATCTTCTTCTCCTTGGTTTGGCTCATCGAGCCGGTGATTGGTCGTCTACCAGCCCAGGTCTGGGTCGACGTAGTTCGCGCATACGCGCTCGGTGACCACGCCCGCGATGTGCGCGTGGACGTCCGTCACCACCGTGACCGCGGCGAGGCGGACGCGGTCGGCCTCGCACTGCTCGTCGGTGATGGTGGCGATGAGGATGTTGTCGCCGTAATCGTCGAGCGCGTCGAGGAACTCGTCGGTGTCGTTGGACGCGAAGGCGATGGAACCGTTTTCGGGGGTGAGGTCGGTCAGTATGGCGTAGTTGGTCATCGTCGTCTCCGTTGTCGTCGTTCCCATGTCTAAAGTATAGACGCAGCGGTGGCGTTGGCAAGCCTTCCGCGCAAGAAAGTACACCTTCTCGCGTTAAAGGAGCTTTACCTTCTCGGAGCTGGGCTGCACCAAAGCCGCGACCGGTGCGACGACCACGCTGATGGTGATGACGATTCGGCCGGGCCGAGAAATCTTCGCTTTTAGGTCGAGAACGCTGGTGTAGAAGGTGCGGCACCGAGTGTCGACGATCGTGGCGTCGTCATTGAGCGTCGGTGTGTAGGTGTGGTGGCGCTGCTTGCACTTGCTGCCCGCCTTGCCACAGTGGCGACAGCGCATCAGCGCGTCCTCGCAGGACTTCAGGATGTTCGAGCCGTCTGGCTTCACCGGGCAGGGGATGGGCCCGCGTGGTCGCGTGCGTGTGATGAGATGCTTCGGGCGCTTCTTGTAGCTCTCGACGTCGATGGCGATCATCGACGCGCCCAGAACGGGCAGGCAACCCTTGGCGAGGCGACCGATCTCGAGCTCGAAAGCGCGCGACTTGTCCTTCAGCCCTATCGACGGGAAGGCCTTCGACTGCCCGCACAGCCTGCAGGGCGCGCCGCCTGGGCGAATGATGTGGGAGGCCTTGCCCACCGGCTCGGATGCGACCTGGAACGTCCAGGTAGCACCCTCGACGACCGCTTCAGCTGGGGGCGGATGCTTCGGCACTGCTGTCCTCATCGGCATCGGCTGCGAGCTCGAGCCCCGTCTGCCGTTGGTCACCATCGAGCTCCTCGAAGGACTCCCGCTCGGCCTCGGACGCCTCCCGGATGCCGACCGTCTCGTTGGTGTCGAGTCGTCGCACTCGAATCTTGTGGTGGTCCCAGTCGTACTCCTCGACGCAGTCAACGAACTCGAGCCGCTCCTCCTGCGTGACCCGCTCGCAGAGCTCCTGTACGACCCCCTCCTTGTGCTTGATCTTCTCCCGCCACTCCCGCTGGATGTCCTTGTACTCGCCGCGCATCCGAATGAGCGCGCTCTGGTGCTTCGCCATGTCGAGGGCGATCTCCTTCACCGCCTCGGCGGGGATGGGCACGCCCAGCTCGATTTTAACCTTCCGTTGCGTCATCGTTTTCTCCTTCAGTTGTTGATGGTTCGGTGAGCGCTAGAACGTGCTGCACTATCGAACGCTTCTGCTCGATGTGTATGTCGCGCTTGGTGACGCGCAACAGTTGAAACTCGTGGTCCGGTCGACCGTGCTTCAGCAACCAGTCGTTGGCGTCGGACAGGCTGTCGAACTCCGGCCCGATACAGATGTAGGGGTCGAGCACGCTCGGACCTACCCACGAACCCGGCAGCTCGTCATAAGTCGAGGCTACCCGATCGAACGGGTCAAGCACCGCCCACCGCACCGGGTTGTTCTTGCGAGTCTTCGTCGTCTTCGTC